CCCAAAAATAGCTCCGGGGGGATTTTTCCGGCAATGTTTTTGCCCTGGAGGTCTTTGTAAGTGGTTTGAAAGGAGGTCCAAACAGTGGCATCCCGCAGGAGAACTGGTAACGAAGTGAGCGAGACCAATCGCTCCCCAGCAAGAACTCCTGAGGAAAGAGAGAATGAGCTCATCGAAGCCGCCGTGGACCTCGCTGAACGTCAGTTGAGGTCGGGTGAGGCCTCGGCGCAAGTCATTACGCATTACTTGAAGCTCGGATCTTCTCGGGAAAGGCTCGAACAGCAGCGTTTGAAGAACGAAGTTGCGCTTATGGAAACCAAGCGTGAACACATGCAGTCTGAAATGCGAACCGAAGCTCTGATTCAGAACGCTTTGACTGCTATGCGAGCTTATAGTGGCAATCTTCCCGATGAGGAGGAGCCTCAGTACGATGACTACGACGTTTAAGACTTATTCGGAGCTCATTCAGTTCGAAACGTTCGAAGAAAGATTCAAATACCTATCTCTGCACGGTCAAGTGGGATGTGAGACCTTCGGTTTCAATCGCTGGGTCAATCAACGCTTCTACACATCCAAAGCTTGGCGCGAATTGCGCCGTTGTGTCATATTGCGAGACAACAGTTGCGACCTGGGCGTCGACGGATACGAAATTCATTCTCGTTTGATTGTTCATCATCTGAATCCGTTAACGCAAAGAGATATCGAGTACGGAACCCGCATGGCTCTGGATCTCGAGAACTTGATTTGTACTACGCACGACACACACAATGCAATTCATTATGGGGACGACAGTCTTTTGGCTAAACCGCACGTTCCCCGAAGTCCCGGCGACACAAAACTCTGGTAAGGAGAGTCATGCCACCCAAGACCAAGACCGCAGCCAAGAAGACGACCGAATCGGATTCCGAGGTCGAGCTCAAGTCCGTGGACGTCGTGGCCAACGAGGTTCTTCGCGGCAGCTGGGGTTCCTACGATGGTCTTCGGACCCGACTCAGCGAGGCCGGCTACGACGCGTCCGAGGTCCTCACCAAGGTCAACTACCGACTGTCCCGCGGAGCCCCTTCCGCTTACCGCGCTTCGGCTTTCGAGCTGGCCCAGCAGGTCCAGAACGGCGAGTGGGGCGACGAGCGGGGTCTGCAGCGGCGCCTCGAGTCCGCTGGCCTCAGTTCCGTCGACGCCATGTCGGTGCTGAAGCCTTCAGCCCGATAGGAGAAACTCCATGGCGAGAATGTCCGATGCCGAATGGGTCGGTCCGCATCACGACAACGGCAAGATGTCCCGTTACGACGTTGTGTGTTTGCATACCATTGTTGGTTCAGCACCAGCACATGCCGCGCACTTCTCTACTCGTGGTGATGGGCACATCTACCAATCGCGGGATACGCAGTTCGCTTCGGCGGCAAACTTCGAAGGTAACTCCCGCGTGATCGCCATCGAGAACGCCGACCGTGATTCATCGTTCCTTCCTTGGAACATCAACGATGGCCACGCCGTTCCTCTCTTCACGGAACTGCAAATCGAATCGATCGCAAAAATCTGTGTGTGGGCACATCTCACGCACGGCATTCCCCTTGAGAGATGCCCGGACAGCAAGCCGGGTTCTCGAGGAATCGGTTTCCATCGCCAAGGCATCGACGGCAATTGGGCCGGATATGCTTACGGCGGAAGAGTCTCCGGCGGAGAACTCTGGACGAAGTACCCGGGAAAGGTCTGCCCTGGGGATCGTCGCATTTCGCAACTCCCGCAGATCATCACCCGTGCAAGACAAATCGCAGGATTGGACGACAACGTGAGAAACCTGGTGATTGCCCATGCCGCGGACGGTTCGGGCATTTGGGTCGGCGACGGTCTGACGCGTCGGCACATCGAGGACGAGACCGAGCTCAAGGGTCTCCAGTACTGGATCGCCAGGAAGGGCGGCGACCCGGACATCGTGGAGAACTTCGCGGACCTGAGGGTCCTCGGTACCGCCGGCTGACCTTGGTCAAAATGGTAGCCCCCAGAGGAGGTGGGCAATGACCGATAGCATTCTCGATAGCACGAAAAAAGTTCTGAATCTGGATGCAGACTACACATCGTTCGATCAGGACATCATCATGCACATCAACGCAGCATTCAGTACGCTGAACCAGTTGGGTGTTGGTCCGCAAAGCGGTTTCATGATCGAGGACAACGAAGCGGTCTGGTTCGACTTCCTCGCGGGCGACCTTCGCCTCAACAACGTCAAGACATACGTCTACCTCCGTGTTCGCATGCTCTTCGATCCGCCCACCATCGGCTATTTGGTCGATGCGATGCAGAAGCAAATCGAAGAGCTCGAATGGAGGATCAACGTCCAACGAGAAAGTATCGCCTGGACCGACCCGGATGAGCTTGTGGACTCGGGTCCGGTGCTAGACGGTGGAAGCCCGTAAGGAGTGGCGGTGCCATACACGTTCAAACTACGCCGAGGCACTGCTGCTCAGTGGTTGGCTACCAATCCGATCTTGCAATCAGGAGAACCCGGCGTCGAAACTGACACGGGAAAACTGAAGATCGGAAACGGCGCGAGTCACTGGCTGCAACTCGGCTATCTCAGCGGTGAGGGTGCTCCTGGGGTCGATGGACAATCCGCGTATCAAATCGCGGTCGCCCAAGGCTTCGTTGGCACTGTGAACCAATGGCTACTCTCTCTTCAAGGCGATCCCGGACCGCAGGGCATTCCGGGTTTGGATGGGCAAGACGGCGCTGCAGGCGAGGACGGTGCTGACGGAGCTCAAGGCCCCCAGGGAATTCAAGGTCCGCAAGGACCCGCTGGCGAAGATGGTGTTGATTATACTGGTCCGGCTATCACAGTCGCCAGTACGGCACCGTCTTCGCCGTCCGTGGGCGATGTCTGGATCGACACAAGCGCATGACTCACGTCCTGCTTGGGGAGTGGGGGTTTCTTGACAATCTCGCCGATACGTCGGGTAACGGGATTGTCGCTTCAGCCAACTTTACACCGACCTATATTGATGGTCCCCAAACTGGTACCCGAGCTGTGAGATTTTCAGGTACTGGACAAACCATCAATTACGGACGCACAGGGCTAGAACCACCAATGGCTGCTGGCGGAATTTGCACGATGGCATGGGTGAAGTTGTTTGCGAGTCACACCAATTACACGGACGTGATTCACAAAACACGTGCTTCAGATTCCACCAAACACGCCATCAATGCATCCAGCAACACTGTTTTCTGGATGGCTCGATGGAGAGACCAAACGATATTTCGTGAAAGCGGAACGTTGCTATCTGACTTTCAATGGCATCATATTGTGAACGTGGATTCCGATGATCGATACGCATGGTTTGTCGATGGTGTCGTCATCCAAGAAGCAGCAAGAATCGGAACTTCCGCTGTAAGTTGGGAAAATTTCCCCTGGGTCAGTGGTTATAATCCGGATATGTCAAACACAAATTCCGATCCTAATGTGGCTATTTCGGGAATTCGAATTTTGTCGGGAACCCTGTCCAATTCGGAAGCAGTGGATTGGATGAATACCCCGATTGTTCCTAATCGAACTGGCAAACCCAAAGTTTGGAACGGTTCGAGTTGGGATTCTCGTCAAGCAAAGGTTTGGAACGGTTCGAGTTGGGTGAATGCCCGTATGCATGGGCACAACGGAACGGACTGGATCACCGCCAAGTGAAAGGAGGAGGTGTGTCCGCAACGGAAGAATTCCTCGCGCATTACGGCGTCAAGGGAATGAAATGGGGGACCAAGAAAGCAGCCAAGCTGCCGAAGGAAGGTCCTTCCAAAGACGCACAAACGGCGTTGGATATTCGCGCACGCGCGAAGCGCAGCAAGCCCAAGGCGCTCTCCAACGCAGAACTTCAACAAGCAATCAACCGTATGAATCTCGAGCAACAATTCAAGCGGCTCAGTGTGAATGAGAAGCCTGCCATTCGACGTTGGATGGCCTCCACCTTGTTGGAGATTGGCAAGCGTGAGGTTCAGGTTTCTCTCGGTAAGAAAGTGGCGGCTACGGTAGCCAAGAAAGTAGCGACAGGCGGTGCTGCGTGAGCGACGACGCCATGATCGTGTTTCTTCCGCAAGATGGCTCGTGGTGTAAACAAGATTTCCCTCACATGACTTTGGCGTATGTCGGTCCAATTGCGGATCGTAGCGATAGTGATTTCGGTGCACTGGCGAAAGATGCTGTCTCAGCCGCCAGGATCACTGGATCGTTTTCTTTGAACGTCATGGGCGTGGAAGAGTGGGGCGAGATCGAACGCGTTGACGTTTTGACACTATATCCCACTCCGCAGCTTCTTCTCGCAAGAAATCTTGTTGAGAAGTGGGATACTGGCGAATTCCCTGAGTACAAACCGCATGCGACTATCGGTCCTGCCGGATCGGCTACGTCGATCAAAGACGATTCTTCTTACCGAGGGCTATATCGAACACCAGCTCTTCCCAGTAGATTGTATTTCAATCGAATTGCAGCAACCTGGGGTGATAAACGCTTGATATTCGATATGAGCGATATGTACTAGAAAGGAGGTAACGATGTCGTTGTCGAACACGGCGACGCCGCACTATTACGGTTTGTTCAGGGACGCTGTTCTTCGTGGAGAGATTCCTGTCAATCGTGAAATCTCGGCGGAGATGAACCGGATCGACGCGCTCATCGCGAACCCTGCTTTCTGGTACGATTCGAATGCCGTTAACGGTTTCATACTCTATTGCGAAGGCGAGTTGACACTTACTGACGGCACTGATCTGCATTTACTTCCCACATTCAAACTGTGGGCCGAGCAAGTGTTGGGTTGGTATTATTACGTCGATAGATCTGTGTGGGAACCAGGCGATGATGGATCTGGAGGACATTACGTAACCCGCACACTTAAAAAACGTCTGATCACGAAGCAATATTTGATCGTGGCACGTGGCGCAGCCAAGTCTATGTATGCACAATGCTTCCAAGCATTTTTTCTGAATGTGGATACAACAACCACCCATCAGATTACTACCGCTCCAACAATGAAACAAGCCGAAGAAGTCATGGCTCCGTTTCGAACAGCAATTACCCGCGCAAAAGGTCCGTTGTTTAAGTTCCTGACCCAAGGATCCATGCAGAATACGACGGGCAACCGTTTCCTTCGTCAGAAACTTGCAGCGACTAAAAAGGGTATTGAAAACTTTCTCACGGGTAGTCTGCTAGAAATCCGCCCCATGTCCATTGCGAAATTGCAAGGACTTCGACCGAAGATTTCCACCATCGATGAGTGGCTTTCGGGAGATATTCGCGAAGACGTAATCGGAGCAATTGAGCAAGGTGCGTCTAAACTGGACGATTACCTTATCATTGCCATCAGTTCAGAAGGAACGGTTCGAAACGGCTCGGGCGACACCATTAAGTTGGAGTTGCAGGAGATTCTCAAGGGCGATTATTCGGCACCGCATGTTTCTATCTGGCATTATAAACTGGATGAGCTGACCGAAGTTGCTGATCCGGATATGTGGGTAAAAGCTCAGCCAAACATAGGCCGAACGGTCACATATGAGACGTATCAATTGGATGTGGAACGTGCGGAGAAAGCGCCCGCTGCAAGAAACGACATCTTAGCGAAGCGTTTTGGTATTCCGATGGAAGGCTACACCTACTTCTTCACGTACGAAGAAACAATTCCACATGGAAGACATGATTTCTGGGATCTTCCATGCGCTCTAGGTGCCGACCTTTCACAAGGCGATGACTTCTGTGCGTTTACTTTCTTGTTTCCTCTCCCTCGTGGAGAATTCGGAATCAAAACGCGTAGTTATATTTCATCGCTCACTTTGATGAAACTTCCCGGTGCTTTGCGGCACAAATACGAAACGTTTAGGCGAGAAGGAAGTCTCCACGTGCTCGAGGGTACAGTCCTCGACATGATGGAGGTGTACGACGATCTCGATCAACATATTCTTGCCATGCGATATGACATTCGATGTTTCGGGTTCGACCCGTATAACTCGAAAGAGTTCGTGACGCGATGGGAACAAGAAAACGGACCATATGGAATTGAGAAAGTCATCCAGGGAGCTCGAACAGAATCGGTCCCTTTGGGCGAACTGAAGAAATTGAGTGAAGAACGCATGCTCATATTTGATGAGGACTTGATGTCCTTTACTATGGGCAATGCGATCACTCTGGAAGATACCAATGGTAACCGCAAATTGTTGAAGAAGCGTACTGAGGAAAAGATCGACAACGTGGCGGCCATGATGGACGCTTACGTGGCCTACAAACTGAACAAGGAGGCGTTCGAGTGACGGGAGGAGGTACCGCGTGAACGTTTTCGGCCGGTTGGCGCACGCCTGGAATGTGTTTTTCAATCTGGACAAACCCGAACCGTATCAGTCTACAACAGCAACAGCTTACGGCTCTCGGCCGGATAGGACTCGTCACAGGTTCACGAGCGAGAAGACGATTCTGTCGTCTATCCTCACTCGAATCGCTATCGACGTCTCCGACCTGGTGATCAAGCATGTCAAGCTCGATGATCAGGGCCGCTATGACTCTGAGGTCAACAGCGGACTCAACGAGTGCTTGAATTTGGAAGCGAACATCGACCAAGGTGCTCGTCATTTCCGGCAAGATATGGTATCAACGCTGTTTGATGAAGGCGTCATTGCGTTGGTCCCCATCGACACTACTGTCAATCCTAGATTGTCAGGAAGTTTCGACATCAAGACCATGCGAGTCGGTAGGATCATGCAGTGGGCTCCTGATACGGTTCGAGTTTTGGTCTACAACGAACAAACAATGATGAAAGAAGAAGTCACCGTATCCAAGAGGTACACTGCAATTGTGGAGAATCCTCTTTATGCGGTGATGAACGAACCCAACTCGACTCTTCAGCGATTGATTCGAAAGTTGAATCTTCTCGACGCTGTGGATGAGCAATCGAGTTCAGGAAAACTGGATTTGATTATCCAGCTTCCCTACACCATCAAGTCCGAAACTCGTCGGCAACAGGCAGAACAAAGGCGCAAGGATATCGAGTTCCAGTTGAAAGGCAGCCAATATGGTATCGCTTATACAGACGGTACCGAAAAGGTTGTTCAGCTGAATCGACCATCCGAAAACAATCTTCTGAAGCAGGTTGAGTATTTGACCGAGCTTCTGTACAGCCAACTGGGCATTACCAAAGAAGTCATGGATGGTACCGCAACCCAACCGGTGATGTTGAACTATTTCCATCGCACCATCAAACCCATCATGGATGCGATTGTGGAAGCGATGCGCCGATCATTTTTGACGAAGACAGCAAGGACGCAGGGACACAGCATCATGTACTTCTATGATCCGTTTGCCCTGATTCCCGTGGAACAATTGGCTGAGATCGCCGATAAATTCACACGGAATGAAATCTTGTCCTCCAACGAGATGCGCCAAATCGTCGGTAGGCCTCCAGCCAAGGATAAGAAAGCCGATCAGCTTCGAAACAGCAATATGCCTGAATCCGAACTCGGGCTGAACAGTCCACCGGCTCAAAAACAGCCTCCACTTCAATTAGTGAAGGCCGCTGGCGAGCCACCGTCCTGAGCGCTAGTCGCTCGACATCGAGAACATGAAAGGAGACCGTAGTGAACCACGATTTCGGTGGTTACGCAACGAGTTTCGGTCTCAAGTGCTCGGACGGGCGAACGATCACGCCCGAGGCATTCCGACACATGGACAAGCAGCAGATTCCTCTTGTGTGGCAGCACCAGCACAACAGCCCCGAAAACATTTTGGGGCATGCGACGCTGGAGCACCGCGACAAGGGAATGTACGCATACTGCTTCTTCAACGAGACCGACGCGGCCAAGAGTGCCAAGGCTCTCGTGGAGCACAAGGACATCAACGCCCTTTCGATCTACGCCACGCAGTTGGTGGAGAAGAACAAAACCGTTCTTCACGGCGAACTGGGTGAGGTCAGCCTGGTTCTCAAGGGAGCCAACAAGGGCGCCAAGATCGATTATGTCCGTGTTGCGCACGGGGACGGCGCGGACATGATCGTCGAGACGTTGGACGACGAGGCAATCATCCATTCCGGTTTCGAGATCGAGCTGGAATTGGAGCACGCCGAGACGTACCAGGACGTCTTCGACACGCTGAACGACAAGCAGAAGGCCCTCTTCGAGGTCATGCTGTCCCAGGCTCTCGGCTCGGCCGAGCAATCGGACGGTCAGCAGAAAGCTGACGAAGACAAGGAGTCAGAAGAGGACAACGAGTCCACGGACGACTCCGAAAAGACCGACGACACTCAGGCCGACGACGCTGAGTCGGAGGTCAAGCACAGCAACGAGGAAGGTACGATGACGCGCAACGTCTTCGAGCAGAACGACAAGCAGGACGCCGGCGACGTGAAGCGCGGCGGAACCCTGACGCACTCCCAGCTGCAAACGCTGGTGGACGACGCAGCCAAACTGGGCTCCTTCAAGGCGTCGTTCCTCTCGCACGCCGAGGACTACGGCATCACCAACATCGAGGTCCTGTTCCCGGACGCTCGAGCGATCAACAACACCCCCGAGTGGATCACTCGGCGGATGGAGTGGGTCGAGTCGGTTCTGAACGGCACGAACAAGCTCCCGTGGAGTCGCATCAAGTCCCTCTCGGCCGACCTGACACACGACGAGGCCAGGGCCAAGGGTTACGTGAAGGGTGATTTGAAGAAAGAGCAGTACTTCACCCTGTCGACCCGGTCCACCTCGCCCAAGACCATCTACAAGAAGCAGAAGCTCGACCGCGACGACATCATCGACATCACGGATTTCGATGTCGTGCAGTGGCTGTGGGGCGAGATGTACTTCATGCTCCGTGAGGAGCTCGCCCGCGCGATCCTGGTCGGTGACGGCCGTGAGATCGACGACGAGGACAAGATCGACGAGGACAAGATCCGTCCGATCGCCCACGACGACGAGTTCTACACGGACGTGGTCGAGGTGGCGGCAAATGTCGGCGCGATCGACCTGGTCGAGGCTGTCCTGCGGGCCCGAAACGACTACAAGGGCACCAACCCCACGGCGTACATGACTAACGCGGTCATGACGGACATGCTGCTCGCCAAGGACGGCATGAACAGGCGTCTGTTCCGCACCAAGGCCGAACTGGCCGCGGAACTCATGGTGTCCGACATCGTCGAGGTTCCGGCCATGGAGGGTGTCACACGCGAGGGCGGCGAGATCCTCATGATCCTGGTCAACCTCAGCGACTACGCGGTCGGCTCCACTCGAGGCGGCGAGATCGCCCGCTTCGACGACTTCGACATCGACTACAACCAGTACAAGTACCTGATCGAAACCCGCGTGTCTGGTGCTTTGCAGCGACACAAGCGGGCTCAGGTCATCGTGCGTGGTACCGGCACTCTGGCCACGCCAACCGTTCCGACGTTCGTGTCGGGTACCGGTGTGATCACCATCCCGACCGTCACCGGTGTCACGTACAAGACCCAGGCTGCTGGTCCGCTGGGAGCCGCGGGCACCACGTTGTCCCCGGGTGCGCAGACCGCTCTGACCGCGGGACAGTCGCAGTCGGTCGTGGCCGTCCCGAACACCGGCTACTACTTCCCGCACAACTTCGACGCCGACTGGGTCTTCACCCGCCCGGCGTAAGGAGTCCGGAATGGCAAGGTTCCGTGGGAAGGTCGGGTTCGGTCAGACACAAGATCAAGGAAACGGCGTTCACGAAGAAGTCATTCAGTACCGGATATATTCCGGAGACGTTATTCGAAACAGTCGTGGAACCGAGAACGACGAAAAGGTCAACAGCGACCTTCGTGTCTCGAATTCCATCTCGATCGTGTCGGATGCGCACGCGAACGAACATTTCTTTGCCATTCGGTATGTAGAGTGGGCGGGGACTCGGTGGGAAGTGACCGAAGTTGAGGTCCGGAGTCCCCGCCTTCTACTGAGGCTGGGAGGTGTATACAATGGTCCAGAGGGATCCGCTGCAAGCAGTGCTTGAGACGATTCTGCCCAACGTATATTTCCAACCTCCGCCCAATGTGCAAATGGAATATCCTGCAATTCGGTACGAAAGGGCCAGAGCTGATTCGGCTTTCGCCAACAATGGGACTTATCGTCTCACCAAACAATACCAAGTGACTATGATCACTCGGAATCCCGATCAATCCGCGTTCGACACAATCGCGGCACTTCCGATGTGCTCGCATGAACGGTTCTACGTCGCGGACAACTTGAACCACGATGTCTTCAACATCTACTTCTGAAAGGAAGCACGCATGGCAACCCTCACGTGGGATCAGACCGGCCAGCGCATGTACGAAACCGGTGTCGACCACGGCGTCCTGTTCCAGGTCGACGAGGCCGGCGAGTACGTCGACGGTGTGGCATGGAACGGTCTGACGACCGTCACCGAATCGCCCTCCGGAGCCGAAGCCAGTCCGCAGTACGCGGACAACATCAAGTACCTGAACCTCATCTCCGTCGAGAACTTCGGGTGCACTATCGAGGCCTACTACTACCCGCCCGAGTTCGAGGAGAACGACGGATCGGCGTCGCCCACTGCTGGCGTCAGCGTCGGGCAGCAGCCGCGCAAGCCTTTCGGTTTCTGCTACCGAACGCAGAAGGGTAACGACACCCAGGGAAACAACTACGGCTACAAGCTGCACCTGGTGTGGGGTTGTCTCGCGGCGCCTTCCGAGAAGGCATACGCCACCGTGAACGACTCGCCCGAGGCGATCACGTTCTCGTGGGAGGTCACGACCACCGCAGTTGCCGTGGGTACGGTTCTGAGCGTCGAATACGCTCCGACCGCCAGCATGACCATCGACAGCACACTGGTCGACCCGGCGAAACTGGCCACGCTGGAGAGCTACCTGTACGGGACATCGTCCGAGGACCCCACGATGCCGTTGCCGGCGGACGTCATCGCGATCATGGCCTCCACGCTGACTCTGGCGACTCCGACGGCGCCAACGTACAACTCGTCGACGGACGTCATCACCATCCCGACCGTCACCGGTGTCGAGTACCTGATCGACGGCGAGGTCGTTCCTCCCGGTGCCACGGATCCGATCACGGCGAACACTCTCGTGCGCGCGCGGCCGCTCACGGGCTACAAGTTCCCGACCCCGGTCCAGGACGAGTGGCTCATCACCTTCGCCTAGCTCGAACGGAGACCGGGAATGCTCGAGATCGACGTCGCAACTGAGGAATCGTTCGACGAAGAGAACAACAAGTTCGTCGTTTCGAAGTCATTCAGGGTGAAGCTCGAGCATTCCTTGGTCTCCGCGTCAAAATGGGAGTCATTGTGGAAGGAACCTTTTCTCGGCACGAAGCCGAAGACTTCCCAACAAACGATTTCCTATGTGAAATTCATGATTCTGAACGAAGAACTTCCTCCGGGAGTTTTCCAGAAACTCATTCATGAACATTCCGCGAAGATTGAGGCGTACATCTCCGATGAGATGACGGCGACAAAGCTTTATACCGACCCGAATGCTTCCGGTTCGAGAGAAATTATCACGACCGAGTTAATCTACTACTGGATGATCTCTTTGAAGATCCCGGTAGAATTTCAATATTGGCATTTGAACCGTTTGATTACTTTGATTCGAACAGTCAATGTCAAAAATACGCCGAAGAGAAAGATGTCGGCAGCGGAAAGAAAAGCTTTGAACAAAAGTCGGCTTGCTAAGCACAACACCAGAGGGTAGGGAGGTGCGATGACGAGAATCAGTTGGGATCAAGTAGGAAACCGATACTTCGAGGCCGGGATCGATCGGGGAGTATTGTTCGTGGAAGGACAACCCGGTATTCCGTGGTTGGGGTTGGTCAATTTCAACCAACAACAGTCCGGCGGCGAATCCTCACCGCGCTATCTCGATGGAATCAAGATCAGTAATCGTTCATCTCCCGAAGAATTCGAAGGAACTCTCGAAGCCTATACATATCCCGAAGAATTCGAACGGTGCGATGGGACTTATCGTGCTGAAAATGGTCTTCGGATCACTCAACAACGACGCCGACCATTCAATATGGTCTATCGATCCAAAGTCGGTAACGATGTGGCTGGTCTGAACAAAGCGTACAAGATTCACATCTTGTATAACCTGAAAGCAGAGCCCTCGGACCGAGGATATCGAACTCTTCTCGAACAAAACGAGCCGTTGACGTTGAATTGGCGAATCACGTCTCGAGCAGTACCGGTGGAAGGCTATCGTCCATCGGCACATTTCATTGTGGACTCTCGGGATATTCCGACCGAGCTGCTTACACAACTAGAAGATCTTCTGTACGGAACTGAGACGACGGATTCGTCTTTGCCGACACCCGGCGAACTCCTGTTCCTGTTCGATTCATATCTGGACGAGGTTTACGATGCCGGTACGCCATACACACCGGTATTTGCGACCTACGACGCAGGCGATCCGTATGAACCGGTCGTCGAAACCATCGATGGAGGTGCGCTGTAATGGCAGACGGCACACGTATGCAACAGCGGCGTGCCACTGAAGCGGTGTGGACCACGTCCGATTACGTTCTGGCTGCTGGCGAGTTGGGTGTTACGACTGACACCGGAATCATCAAGATCGGTAACGGTACCAGCCCATGGTCGGAGTTGAATATAGCTTTTCATTCCGACTATCTTCCGCTATTGGGGACCGCGGCAAACTCCGAACTTCTTGAAGGAATTAGTGCCGATAGTTTTGTGAAGGTTATCGACACTTCTACAGCCGCAACGGCCGATATGGTCATGCGTCGTCTGAGTGATGGACGTGCAAAGGCTGCGGCTGGTACTGCATCTGACGATGTGGTGAACAAAACGCAGTTGGATGCTTCAAACCTTCTGACTGTTGCTCGAACTCTGACGGCGAACGGCACTTTCGCGTTAGCCGACGCATATCAAACCGTTCTTGTCAACCACTCGTCGTTGACCGCACAAGTGACGATGTCCATTCCACAGAATGCATTTATTCCATATCCCATTGGGGCTTGGATCGAATGTGTGGCTATTGGAGCGGGCGGCGTAAAGATAAACCCGTCGGGAGGTGTGACTCTCAGCGGAGCATCGAATGCTATGCCCGGATATGGTGCTGTTCGGCTGTTGAAGACGGGAACCGATGCCTGGGTCGGGATATCCTTGAATGCGGGAAAGCGTCTCCCCAAGATTCGTGCAGTGCGTACGGGAACTCAAGTGTATTCGGTCGGTAGTCCGACATGTGTTCCGTACAACACGATCGACAGTACGGAAGATTTCTACAACCCGGACAACGAATGGTTCAGTATCCCAGGTAGCGGTCTGAGCACGGCACGTAGAATCATTGTCAACAAAAGCGGCGAATATCTCATCGGTGGAAACATCATTACCACTGCTGGGACCGGCCAAGGCGCATTCATCTGTGCGAAAATGGTCAATGATAACACTTTGACCGGTGCACGATACTACTGCAATATTCCCGCAACTGCGACGGGTCAATTCAGCGTTCGTGTTCGCTTGGCCGCTGGTGAAACCGTTGGTGCGGCTTACCAACCACCCACCACCAGTATCTCTGACCAAGCTGACGATACCTTCGGCAACCGAAACGACTTCACCATCACACGACTCAGTGACTAATAGGAGGCCTTGTGATCTCCTTTTCTTCGGAAGGGTCGTTCGATAAAACATTCAAGTTCCTTGCGGCCATGCAACACCTCGATATTGAGAAGATTTGCGATAACGAAGCCCAGAAGGGTGTGCGGGCTTTGGCGGCTGGTACACCGAAAGATTCGGGGATCGCAGCAAATTCTTGGTCGTACGAAATCGAGCATACAAAATCTTCCACTACCATTTGGTGGAAGAATATAGACGTAGAGAATGGGTTTCCTGTAGCCCTGATGCTGCAGTACGGTCACGGAACAGGGACCGGCGGTTGGATTCAAGGACGAGATTACATCAATCCGGCGATGCGACCGATATTCGATGAAATCGCAGAGACTGTATGGAAGGCGGTGACCTCTGCATGAGTAGCATTGAAGAGCGCGTTGTTCGTATGAAGTTTGACAACGCCGCCTTCGCCAATGGCGTCAGCTCAACGATGTCACAGCTCCAGGCTCTGAACAAAGCGTTGCAGTTGAATGGTGCCTCACAAGGCTTGAACGAAGTTAACTCAGCGGTTGGGAGTTTCAACACCGCTGGTGCTCAAAATCAAGTTTCCGCATTCGCGGAGAAGTTTGGCGCTCTTGAAATTGCAGCAATCACAGCCCTCTCGAATATTGTCAACAAGGCCGTAAATGCAGGTTTGCAATTGGCGAAGTCTCTCTCCATCGAACCAGTACTTGCTGGTTTTCGGGAATACGAGACAAATCTAGGTTCCATTCAGACCATTCTGGCGAACACCGGTCTGAAAGGCGCTGAAGGTCTTAATACGGTCAATGCGGCTCTCAATGATCTGAATCATTATTCGGATCAGACGATCTACAACTTCTCTGAAATGGCCAAGAACATTGGTACGTTCACGGCTGCAGGAGTGAGTCTTGATGTCTCAACCAACGCGATCAAGGGTATTGCTAACCTTGCTGCGGTGTCTGGTTCAAACGCCGAACAAGCTTCAGCGGCGATGTATCAGCTGTCGCAAGCTTTGGCAGCAGGCAAGGTATCACTGGAAGACTGGAACTCGGTAGTTAATGCGGGAATGGGCGGAAAGGTCTTCCAAGACGCCCTGATCGAAACCGCTCGTGTACACGGTGTAGCAGTCGACGATCTCATCAAGAAAAATGGCTCATTCAGAATGAGCCTACAAGAAGGCTGGCTTACCACTGAGCTTCTGACTGAGACCCTCAGCAAGTTCACGGGTGATTTGACAGCCGATCAGCTTAAGTCGATGGGTTATACCGAAGAACAAATTGCGGGAATTCTTGAGATGGGTAAGACCGCAGTCGATGCGGCCACCAAAGTCAAGACCATGTCTCAGCTTCTGGACACTCTGCGAGAAGCAGTAGGGTCTGGCTGGGCCAAGACATGGCAAATCGTCTTCGGTGACTTCGATGAGGCGAAAGAACTCTTCACCGGGGTAAACAACGTTCTCGGCAAGATGATCAGCGATTCTGCTGAAGCTCGAAACAACCTTCTACAGGGTTGGAAAGACCTTGGTGGCCGTCAGGCCCTGATTGACGGCATTAGTAACGCATTCCAAGCGTTGATGAACATCCTGAAACCTATCAAGGATGCCTTCCGGGAGATCTTCCCGGCGACTACAGCTCAGCAGCTGTACGACATGACGGTTTCTTTCCGAGACTTCATGGAAAGGCTCAAAATAGGAGAGGAAACTGCAAATAACCTCCGGAGGACATTCGCGGGGTTCTTTGCGATCTTGGGAATCGGCTGGGAACTGATCAAAGCCGGTGTCAAGTTCATCTTCGATCTCGTTGGAAGTCTGACACAAGGCTCCGGCGGTTTCCTGGAATTCACGGGCAGCATCGGTGACTTCTTGGTTGCGCTTCATCAGGCAATCAAAGATGGTGATGCTTTCGGAAAGATCTTCGAAGTCCTCGGGAAGATCATTTCCGTCCCGATAAATCTGATCAAAACCCTTGCTGGATTGCTGGGTAATCTTTTCAGCGGTTTGGACAGTGGCGATGCGGAAGAATCGGTCAACAAGCTCACAGACTCGCTTGATCCTTTGGAGCGCTTGGGCAGGCTCATTGGCAGCGTCTGGGAGAAAATACAAAACATCTTCGAGACGGTTGCCGACAAGGTCAAGGGTGTTGCTAAGGAATTCATCGATTGGGCTCGAGGGGTCGGCGCTGCTATTGCTGGCGTCTTCCAAGGTGGGCTGGATTTCGATGCGATCTTGGGCGCCATCAATACTGGCCTGTTTGCCGCTCTTGTTCTCGGACTGAAGAAATTTCTGGGCAATCTGAGCGATATGTTTTCAGGTGGTTCCGGAGTCTTCAGCGGAATTACCGATGCATTGGACGGTTTGACCGGTGCTCTTGAAGGCATGCAGAACGCACTGAATGCGACTGCGTTGCTTGCCATTGCGGTAGCGGTCGGTGTTCTTACCTTGTCTTTGATTGGGCTGGCGGATATCGATGCCGCTGGTCTGACGCGAGGTTCCGCGGCCATTGCTGTGATGTTCACTCAATTGAGCCTTGCGTTCATGGCTTTCAACAAAATTAGCTCCGGAGGATCTGCAGTCAAAGTAGGCGCGATGTCTGCTGGGCTGATACTTCTGGCTACAGCTGTTCGTATCTTGGCAAGTTCGGTTGAAAAACTGGGTGCTATCAAACTGGAGGTCTTGCACCGCGGTCTTATTGCCGTGGCTTTGTTGTTGACCACTTTGGTTGCGGCCAGCAATCGTTTGAATACCGTCGCACCGGGAATGATTCGTACCGCGGCAGGACTCACAGTCCTTGCAGTTGCTATACGTCTTTTGACGGAGTCGGTCGAAGAACTCGGTAAGATGGACTGGGGCACCCTATCCAAGGGCTTGGTTGGTGTCGGTGCTCTGTTGGCTTCCCTGGCGTTGTTCACCAAGTTTGCGGAAGCAGACAAAGGCGGCATCACGCAGGGAGCAGGAATTGTTCTGCTTGCAACGGGTCTGAAGATTCTAGCAAGTGCGGTACAAGATTTCACGAAGTTCAATTGGGAGCAACTTGCTCGAGGAATGACTGGCGTCGCCGTTGGTCTTGGTTTGATCACAGCCTCGATGAATCTCCTTCCTGAAGGCGCCGTTTTCAAGGGTGCTGGTCTTCTCATTGTGGCTTCAGCCTTGAAGTTGATCGCCGCCGGTGTGAAAGATATGTCCGGTTTGAAGTGGGACGAGATCGGTCGAGGTATGACGGTCCTGGCAGGGGCCTTGATCTCGATTGCCGCGGCTTTGAAGTTGATTCCTGCTGGTTCGTTGCTCAATGCGGCTGCGGTATTGGTCGTTGCAGCGTCCCTACAGATCATTCAGGACGCGCTAGGCAAAATGGGAGGCATGACGTGGGGTGAGATTGCGAAGGGGCTTACGCTTCTTGCTGCTTCTCTCATTCTCATTGCTGGTGCAGTTCGCGTCATGCAAGGAGCGATTTCTGGTGCTGCAGCCGTCATGATTGTGGCCGCGGCTCTTAGGCTTCTTCTCCCAGTGCTTACTACGCTGGGTGAAATGAGCTGGGAAGAAATTATCAAGGGACTCGTTGGTTTGGCTGGCGTGTTCATCATTGTGGGAGCTGCAGGACTTCTTCTGGGGCCTTTGGCTCCAGTGATCTTTGCCCTTGCTGCGGGTATAGCCCTTCTGGGTCTTGCCGTTCTGGCAGCAGGCGTTGGTGTATTGGCGTTCGCTACAGGTCTCACAGTCCTTGCGGCTGCGGGAACTGGGGCAGTTGCAGCCATCGTGGGAATCGTGGCCGGCCTGGTGGGGCTGATCCCATACGTAATGGAGCAGATTGCTCTCGGCTTGATCGCCTTTGCCAATGTGATCGCGGTCTCCGGACCTTCGATTCTAGCAGCAATTACCACAGTCATGAATGCGTTCCTTGACGCTGTCATTTCGGTGACGCCCAAGGTTGTCAAAGCGGTCGTCGATATGATCGTGGAAATTCTCGATCAGCTTGCCAAAGCAGTACCCACAATGGTTGATCGCGGTATGAAGATCATTATCGGTTTCATGAAGGGCATCGCGGATAATCTGGGCGCTGTGATTGACCAAGGTGCTCGAATGATTGTTGCGGTTCTGGAAGGAATCGGTAGGAACGCCGGAAAGATCATCGATGCTGCTGTCGACATGGTGTTCGACTTCATCGCCGCAATCGCGGATGCAATTCGAAACAGTGGCGAGCGAATCGTCGATGCTGGTTGGGATATTGCAACGGCCATCATCGAAGGTATCGTTCGTGGTCTGTGGGCCTTGGTCAAGAAGGTTATCGGTGCGATTGTCGATATTTGTAAGAAGGCCTGGAATGCCGTAATGGATTTCTTCGGGATTGCTTCACCTTCCAAGAAGTTCATTTGGATGTCCAAGCAACTGATGCTCGGTATGGCTAAGGGTCTGAATGACTATTCGGATCTCGGAGCCAAGGCCGCAGAAGACGTCGGTGAGAACGTCGTTGATTCCATGGGCAAAACTCTGAGTGGATTGAGTTCTGTTCTGGGTAGCGATCTGATCGATTTCAACCCGACTATTACGCCAGTTCTTGACCTTTCGCAAGTCAAGAAGGAAGCCACTTCCCTAGCCGATATTCTCGCAGCTCCGGTGTTTGATCTGGGCACAATTTCTAGCAGTGCTCAGAATGCGAATAACGGCTTTGAGGAAAATCGGGAAACACCCGCAAACGGGGATGGCACGAACGGTTCTGGTGACACGTACAACTACACTCAGAACAATACGTCGCCCAAGGCTCTATCCGAGGTTGAAATCTATCGTCAGACCAAGAATCTTATCTCGCAAACGAAGGAGGGTAAATAGTGCTCACCAAGGTCGAAGTCACCAATCGTCGGGGGAATGTTCTGACGCTCGCCATCGACGAAGACGACAACCCGTATCAAGTGGGCGGTATTGAAGGCTTGGAGCCCGTGCAAGCCACCCTGACATCGTCAAGTTACGCCGGCAACGATGGAGAGGTTTTCCAGTCGGCAAAACGCGGCGCGAGAAACATCAAAATCAAACTTGATCTTGACCCGGATTTCGTGAACGACACATACACAACCCTACGGCAAGGTCTTTATCCGTTCTTTCTCCCCAAATCCCAAATCAAGCTCCGTTTCTACACCTCGACGGGGCTGTATGTGGACATCGATGGGGTAGTCGAGGACTTCAGTTCGCCGATGTTCGAGCAAGATCCTTCGGTGAACATCTCCATCATGTGTTATCAGCCCGACTTCATGGATCCCAGGATTATCCAGGTGGATGGTCTTTCTGTGGACGATACTGAGAGCATGGTCCTCGACTACCCCGGGACTGTCGAAACGGGAACGGTTGTCACTCTGAATGTGAATCGTCCTTTGACGGAATTCACGATCTACAACTCGGATGAAGGCGGAAATCTTCTCCAGCTCGATTTCGCTGGTTCTTTGCTGGCGGATGATGTTCTTGTCATCAGTTCGCTGCGAGGTGCCAAGGGTATCACGCTGACTCGAGCAGGAATGTCCAGCTCATATTTGTACGGTCGCTCCGCTCAGTCAAATTGGATTCAGCTGGACGAAGGTCTGAACAATTTCCGTGTTTACGCGGAAGGAGACCCAATTCCATACGTTTTGGAATACATCGTTAGGTATGGAGGTCTGTAATGGACATCTATATCCTCGATCCGCTGCTGCGTCCGATCGACGTGGTGGATGCAGATGGATATATCTCGTTTCTGTGGACGGAACGTTGGGATTCCATGGGTGATTTCGAGTTAATCACCTGGGGCAGTCCGGACAACAAACGTCGTTTCGTTGCGGACACGAAATTGTCCATCACACAATCCAAGCGTGTGATGATCGTCGAGACGATCGAAGAGACTGATGACGTAGAAAAGGGCACCGTCCTGAAGGTGAAAGGGCGGTGTCTGAATGTGATGCTGGAGAAACGACTGGCTGTAAGCTACAGCACCTTGTCTGGAAACATCAGCGTCACATGGGATACCTATGGATGGACTCCTCCAGAGCTTTTGATTCTCTATTTCTTCAGCATCTGTTACTGGGGTGAGTCCAATCCAGGGGATATCATCCCGTTCATTCAATACGATGATCCCGGGCTGTATCCAGTTGAGAACATCCTAGATACTTGGCCTATCGACTTCGAGTGGTCTACCAAACCGATGGATTTATACACCGCCATGCGGAATATTTGCACGGCGTACGACATCGGATTCCGTTTCTACAAAAATCCCAACGAATCGAAGCTATATTTCGAGCCCATCTTGGGATGCGATCGAACGACTCAACAAGATGATTTCACTCCGGTTATATTCTCACAGGATATGGCCAACTTGATCGATACGACTGAATTCACGGACTACGCGAAGTACTACAACGCTGTCATGGTGGTGTATTTCTACAAAGACGAGTTTGAAAACGATGTCACCTTGGTCGAGTTCGTGAAGGCTCCGGAGCTGAATTTCTCTGAAGGCGGATTCGATCAGAAGGTGAAATTGCTGTCTGTCACACAGATTCCGGAAGATATGGATCTGGTGGATGTTCCAGCGCATTTGGTCAAACTCGGCGAAGAAGAACTAGATCGAAATCGCCCCATCAGTGTGTACGACGGTGAGATTGCCAAGAACAGTACGTATGTCTACGAGGTAGACTACAATCTGGGCGACATTGTCGAGGTCCGTGGAAATGATGGCGGAACTGCATACATGCGGGTCGTGGAACAAATCTTCAAATGTGATGGAGAAGGCGAAGCATCCTATCCGTCATTGATCACTAAATCGTTCGTTAACCCCGGAACCTGGGCCTCGTGGAAGTACGACGTTGAATGGTCCGCGATGGGTTCAGAAGAGTACTGGTCCAACCAGTAGAAAGGAGGCCTTCGTGGCTGTTGGAGATCAGGCTGCAGCCGCAGGCTTTTCCCTGGTGCCAGATACCGGGGAAGACGGCAAAGTCAAATGGGGCGCTCGTGAGCTCAACCGGACGCGTGATTACGTCGCCATTCTGAAAGCGCTCATTCCCATCTCGAAGGAAGCCAACCGAACGGCATCCGGAATCAGTTCCGGCACCGCTGAGCCAACAGGCGGTACGGACGGCGACATCTACTTCAAGATCTTGTCGTAGGTGACGCATGGTTGACTACACGCTGGGTATCGGTGGCCCCAATGTCATGATGATCCGCGATCTTGGCGGATGGGTCGAATTCTGGTTCAAGACCGGATCACAGACATGGAACAACGATCAATGGTGGTCTTGGGGCGCCAATGGTACGGGTTCTCGACAGAAATTTCGTCTTCTCAGAGGCGGTAACTGGCAGCATTTCGGGTCGGTGTACGTCACTTACGATCAAACAATTCGGTTCACGATCGAAGGCGCTGGACTTGGCTGGGGAACCACAGATTTCTTCCAGCATATTCAGCGCTCTACCACTCCCGCTACGCCCACTTTGGTCTCAGTAACTCCTATATCGGATACTGCATTCCATGTGGTGTTTTACGGGAATTACGATGGTGGCTCACCGATTCTGGAATATCAGATTGGTTACGGTTTCTCGCTGGGAGGACCGGTAGCGACTGTAACGTCTGATGGTACTACCGATGTTGGTGGTTTCTATCCCGGTCAACGAGTATTTTTCTGGTCACGTGCCAGAAACGCTCTTGGTTGGAGTGGTTGGTCGAACAATGGCGAAGGCGTCACATGGATGGTGCCCAGCGCTCCCGCTAAAGCAGGAATTCTTGACAAAAGCCAAACATCGGTTGAATTGCTCTTTGTGTATGCCTCCCGCAGCAACGATCCTCCGATTCTGGAACGTCAAATAGGCTACAGCAAAGATCCGACAGGTTCTACTGGATTCTTGACGGTAACTCCGTCGGGGGGTCAGTATTTGTTCGAAGATTTGGACCCAGGAGGTACTTATTACTTCTGGGGGCGAGCAAGAAATTCAGTTGGATGGGGCCCTTGGTCTGCAAGTGCTCGAGTCGATCTGATCGCGGGGGCTCGCATTTTAGTGGGCACAGAGTGGAAACGTGCAGTTCCATATGTGCGGGATGGCGGCGTATGGAAGGTGGCAGAGCCGTGGGTGAAGACGGCAGGAGTATGGAAGAGAACTTCGGTGTAAGGATGCGCCGAAAGTTTTGGGGTTTGCGACCCTGGAAACGTCATAGTACGATTTTGATGGTGGCCGGAATCATGTACGCGGTGATTGGGTATCAATACATCATCGCGGAACCAAACCCCAATCGCGATCGTTCATTGGTCGCGGTTCTACAATTTGCTCCTATTCAGTTTTGGGGCGCGATATTTTTGACCTCGGGTATCCTGGCTTCGATTTCATCTCGATGGCCTCCCTTTGCGGAAACCTGGGGATACATGATGTTGACTGGACTATCTTCGGCCTGGTCGACATCATATTTGATGGGGTTGATGTTCTACCATGCTCCATCCGTCAATGTTTCGGGAACATTGGTGTGGGCATTGCTCGCCTTCATGTGGTGGGCCATTTCTGGACTATTGAATCCCGATAACACCGCGGTAGGCAGTCGTGGACCAGTTTAATTGGGCTGGTGTCGTCATAGCTGCCATCGGTGTCATATCCGCATGGTTGGCGGGTAGAGCTGCTCAGAATGCTGCAAAATACAGTGCTCGAACGGAAGCCGAAACTGAAGCTTACAATCGAGCACGTAAGATGGACGTAGAGACGATCGAAAGGCAAGACGAAGAAATCAAAGAACTCCGCCAAGAAGTAAAAGATTTGAGAGCCGATAATGAAGCTCTCAGAAGGCGGGTATCGCTATTAGAACAGGAAAACACACATGGATAACACCGGTTTCACCATCCCACCCAAACTGTACGACTTCCTGAAGTTCGTCGCGCTGGTCCTGCTGCCCGCCGTGGCAACCCTCGTCTTGGGACTGGGGGTGTTGCTTCCCTGGACCGGCGCAACCAGCGTGGCGGGTGTCATCACGCTGGTGGACTCCTTCCTGGGTGCGATCCTGGGCAAGAGCGCAAGTAACTACAAGGCTCAGGACGAAGAAGTATTCGGCGAACTCGTGGTGAAGCAGGACCAGACCGGAGCCCCCATGGGCATGAGGATCGTGGGACTTCAGGAGAACCCCATCTTCCAGGACGGTGGTCACGTGGTTCTGAACGTTCGTCGTGAGGTCATTCTGGAGTGATCGCAAGAAATACATGGCTAGTAATGAGACCACTGAAAGGACTAGCCATGTTCAAGCGAGAAGAAGACGAAGTCGAGAAGGAACTCGATTCGCAGATCATGCGCTCGTTCCAGGTGATGGATCGAACGGACATCAAAGACGAGGTAGAACACGAACTCGACATTCAAATCAAAAAGCTCTTTGAGCTGATGACAAACTTGACAGCGTATGACGAAGAGTACGACAAAATGGCCAACGCGGCCGCCAAACTGTACCAGCTTCGGAGGAACAAGACCGAAGACTACAGCAAGGCGGTCGCCGCAAGTGCCAAGCTCATGGAAATGCGCAACAAGGACACCATCAGCCTGGAGACTTGGTTGAATGTCGGAACGCACCTCGCTGGGATGTTCATGATTCTGAACCACGAACGAGCCCACGTGATCGCGACGAAGACCTTCGGGCTTCTGAAGAAGATCCTCTGAACAAGCCAACCGCAAGAAGCTCGAAGCCGTATGACGTGTATCCCCCACACGTCATATGGTTTTCGGGTGTTTTACACGTTATATATTTTCATTCGCAAGTTTTACAAGCGCTATAATGAGACCCCATGTAACTTTGAAAGGAACCCTCATGACCAAGGACAAGCTCGTCTTCGCCCTGTACGTCACTGTTGCTGTCGCCACCACCGCCCACGCGGGTGTCGAGATCTACAAGACGTTCAAGACGATTCGCACCGAATCCCAGATCAAGAAGGCCGCCAAGGAAAGCCCGCTGAAGGTCGAAACCAACTGACACATCTAAAGCCCCCCAAGGGCTTTAGGTTTTCGTTTTGGGGAGACGATTTGTTTTACATTTTCAAGCAGGCGTACGACTGGGAAGGCATACGGACTATTGATGAAAGTGCACCTTCTCGCATAATCAGAGCAAAGAATCCGGCGCATGCTCGAAAGAAACTTCCCGTTCGTGCGGGGAAAGAATGGGTTCTTGTTGGGACCACCAAAAAGAAAAAGTAATCGCAAGAATTACATGGCTTATAATGAGACCCTACGAAAGGATTTAAGCCATGTTCAAGAACCGCACAATGCAGGTAAAGTTCACGAAGGACAAGGACCTCCCCAACGACAACTACGACACTATGCCCGTGGACCCCGCTGAGATCGCTGAGATCATCACGGAGAACACGATCAAAGCCGTCGCGGTTATCGGCGGTGTGGTCGCTGCCAACCGTGTACTGAAAACCATCTGCGAAATTGCAGTTGTTGCCGCCAAGGCAAAGATCAAGTAGACACCTAACACCCCGACAAGGGGTTTAGGTTTTCCGTAGGGTCGTAACCTCAAAGGAGAAAGAAATGTCCAAAAACAAGTCCGTTCGTAACCTCGTCATTCTTTTCAGCGCGATTGCTCTCGTGACCGGCGGGGGTTTCGCAGTTCTGGCCCTGTGGCTGAGCTCGCCGGGTGTTTCGACGGTCGAATATCATCCCGGTCAGACCGAGACCCCCAACGCCCAGGTGGACATACCCCTGCAAAGTCTCAACGGAACATGGACGGCTGACAGTGGCGACGGCGCCGTCATGACTGCCACCGTGCAAAACAACACGATCGAGATCCTGATGGAGAACGAAGGCGTCTCGATGATCTACTGGATGGGTACGTTCGTGGACTCCGCGGACGACGGCGAGGTTGTGAAGTCCGACAAGATCGAGGTCGACAAGGCGGTCATGTCGCAGGCGATATCCAAGGAATTCATCGTCGGCGACGGCGTCATGTCGTTCGAACTCAAGGCCATGGGAATGACAAGAATGGTGGTTCTGAATCATGCTACCTGAATACGAAATCGCGCGATTGATCCTGTGCATGATCGGGATGTTGCTGGTATTCGCCATCCTGTACAAGATCGTCGAAGGGATGTCGGATAGAGCGGCCGAACGACTTCGACTCGAAAGAATCAAGCTACAGCTCGAATACGCGGAATTCGAAGAGGAAGAAGAAACGGATGACAGTCAAGGCCCTGTTCCACAGCGTCGAACGGTTCGTTACCCAGAACTCCCCGGGGATCCTGACGGGTCTGGGTGTGGCGGGGACGATCACGACCGCCATCCTGACCGGTAAGGCCGCATATTCAACTGGATTGAAAATCGCTGCCATGGAACGGGAACTCGACAACAAAGGAGACTTTATTGTGGTGGATCCCAAGGAAAAGATCCAACTTTTCTGGAAGGAATTCGTTCCGGCAGCGGCGGTCGGTGCCACCACAATCACCTGTATCATCGCCGCAAATCACATCGGCACGCGTCGAACTGCGGCGATCGCTGCGGCGTTCAAACTCTCGGAGCAGTTGACCGAGGAATATAAGGACCGCGTCGTGAAGACGTTGGGGGCTCAGAAGGAAGAAAAAATGCGCGCCGAGTTGGCCGCAGACCGAATGGATAGAAATGGTGGAGCAGAGACCATCATCATTTCTGGGCCGGAAGTCGTGTTTTACGACGATCTATCGGGACGCTTCTTCAAGAACGAGATGGAGAAGATCCGTAAGGCCGTCAATGACATCAACCACAAGGTCAACAACTTCTACTTCGCCACGTTGTCCGAATTCTACGAGGAGATCGGGCTGACCCCGACATCATTCTCGGACGGCGTGGGATGGAATACGGACGCGCTCCTCGACGTCACATACACCGCCACAATACTCAAAGACGGACGACCGGCGATCGCCATGTCTTTCAAAACCGCGCCCACCAGCGGCTACGATCGCTGTCAGTAAGGAGAACAATGTTTTCGAAGACGATCGAATACAAGGACTTCAACGGAGTACAGAACGCCCAGGTGTTCTACTTCCACATGTCGAAGGCAGAGCTGCTCGAGATGGCCGCCGACAGCACTGTCATCATGGACCGAATCAAGCGGATCACAGAGGCCAAGGACGGGAAGGCCATCCTGCAGGAGATGCGAGAGCTCATCCGGATGTCCGTCGGCGTCCGATCCGAGGACGGCCAGCGCTTCATTAAGGACGACGAGGCCCGGAGCATGCTGTTCGACTCTCCGGCCTACGACGAGCTCCTGATGGAGTTGTCGACGAACGCGGAGGCCTCCGCGGACTTCGTTCGAAACCTCATCCCGGAAAGCATGCAAAAGGAAATGCAGGCTCAGCTCGCCAAGCAGACCGGTGCGGCACCGGACCCTTTCAAGGACCCCGGCGTGAAGGACGAGCGACCGGCCTGGGTTAGTGAGGGTCGAGAGCCCACGCAGGTCGAGCTCCGCAACATGTCCCAGGCGGAACTGGTCGAGGCGTTCCAGATGAGGTCGAACAGGAACCCGCAGTAACGATGAGGGGCATTCGCGAGATAGCCGCTTGCCACGGGCGGAGGTCTCCTATCTATTCCAGACGCGAATCTTAAACGACAACTGACGACAAAACGTGCCCCTCACTCGCAAGAATTACACGGCCTATAATGAGACCCACTCTGAAAGGAAGATCATGAAGAAGATTGAAATCCTGAAGAAGGCCGTTTCGCTCGTTGTGAGCGTTGGAACAGCTAAGGTCGTCAAAGGTATCATCGAAAGCAACGTCGCAACCGAGACCATCACCGATAAGGTGACCGTCGCGGCAGCGAGCGCTGCGATCGGAGGTGCCATTGGCGAACTGACAAGCCAGTACACCAGCAATCAGATCGATGAAATGGTTATCTTCTTTCAGAAGATCAAGGACCGAAAGAACTCCACCGAAGAGAACTGAACCGAAAACCCCGACAAGGGGTTTAGGTTTTCCAAGGAAAGAGGACCATGACCGAGTTCCCGAGCAATTCCAAGAACTCCCAACCACCCAAGCCTGAACCCGAACGCGTCGTGGAGCAGGTCGTCACCGGTGAGGTCACTTCGAGGAAGAAATCGCTCGGTCGGCGATTCCGGGAAGTGTTCATCGGAGGAGACACCAAGACGGTCATCAGCTACGTATTCTCGGACGTCCTGATGCCCCAAGCCAAAGAGATGTTTGTCGAGGCTGTGAGTTCGGGCTTCGAGAAACTGATTTACGGTGAAGCTCGGCCAGGTCGTCGTACGGGAACTCGACACCCCACGGGACCCGGTCCGACGAACTACACGCGCTACGCGGTGCGGGGTAACAACCCGATCGGTCGCCAAGGTGTCGAAGACCGACGACCGGCTGCGTCTGTCAGGACGCAGGACATCGATGACATTCTTCTGGCGACTCGGCCGGAAGCAGAACTGGTCATCGATCGAATGTACGACCTTCTGCGAGACTATGATGCGGTCACCGTGGCGGACCTCTACAGTCTCGTCGGTCTGTCATCGAGTTATACCGATCGCAAATGGGGATGGACGGACTTGCAGAGTTCGGAAGTTCGTCGTGTGCGAGACGGATACATCCTCGTGTTGCCCAAAACCGTTTCACTGGATCAGTAAGGAACAAGAATGAAACTCATCCCCGAGGCCGTGACCAACAAGCTGGGTCGCCCACTCCTCCACCTGCAGAAGCAGTCCCCACAGGTCATGTTCGGTGCCGGCGTCGTTGCGGCAGTCGCGTCGACCGTCCTGGCGTGCCGAGCCACGCTCAAGCTGAGCGACACGCTCGAGGAGAGCGAGAAGCTGCAGCACCTGGCCCGCGAGACCGCGGCCACCGACGAGGAATACAACAAGAACAAGTACAAGCGTGACCTCACCGTCATCAAGGTCAGGAGTGCGCTGAACGTCACGAAGCTGTACGCGCCGGCCGTGGGTCTGGGTGCGCTGTCCGTCGCACTGCTGACGGGTTCGCACGTGACCCTGAACCGTCGGAACGCATCGCTGACCGCGGCCTACGCATCGGTCGACCAGGCCTTCGAGAAGTACCGTCAGCGGGTCGTGGAACAGCTGGGTTCCGACGCTGACCGAGACTTCCGGTACGGCACCGAGATCGTGACCGAGACGGTCGAGGGCGAGGACGGTAAGAAGAAGAACGTCAAGCACACACGCGTGGACTCCAGCGAAGGTCCGTCCAAGTACGCGCGGTTCTTCGACGAGTACTGCAACGACTGGAACCGGAACCCGGAGCTCAACCGGATCTTCTTGCAGTGTCAGCAGACCTACGCCAACGACAAGCTCAGGGCCCGCGGTCATCTGTTCCTCAACGAGGTCTACGACGCGCTGGGTCTTCCGCGGTCCAGGGAGGGCCAGGTTGTCGGTTGGGTGCTGGATGGCAACGGTGACGGCTTCGTCGACTTCGGCATCTTCGACGATCTCAGCAACCCGCGGGTGCGAGACTTCGTCAACGGTCGCGAGTACTCGATCCTCCTCGACTTCAACGTCGACGGGTTGATCTTCGAGAAGATCTGAAGGGGTAAGGATGACAAAGCCCCTTTTGATTGCGACTGCTGTCGGTAGTTTGGCGGTCGGATTCGGGATCGGTTACAAAGTCGCAGAAAAGCGGTTGGCTGCGCAATTCGACGAGCGTCTCGAGCGGGAGACGGCAGAGATGCGTATCTTCTACCGCAACGTCAAGAAACCCTACTCCACTCCGCAGGAGGCGGCTGCGGACCTCATTCGAGGAGAACCGCCGGTGGAAGAGCCCGACGAAGAAAGCCCTGCCGAAAGAGCCAACGGCAGGGTCGAGTACCACAAGATCGTCAAGACCAATTACGACCCGGACGACGATCCCGAAGAGACTCTGGCCGTCGAGGCGGAAATCGCTCCGCCTCCTGCACAGGACGAACACAACCTGTTCAACGAGAAGCCGCACATCATCCCGCAAGACTGGTTCATGGCAAACGACTCCGAGTACGTACAGGCTGTCCTGACGTACTACAAGGAGGATGGCGCCCTGGCCGACGAGCGGGATGATCTGATCGAGGATGTCGACGCGACTGTCGGGTTGCAGAACCTACAACAATTCGGCGTGAATTCGAGCGATCCGAACGTTCTGCACATTCGAAATGGGCGACTGCAGATGGAGTTCGAAGTCTGCTTGAACCCCAGCTCGTACGCGAAGGAAGTGAACGGCATCGATCCGGAAGGCCCTGAACTTCCGAGCGGTCGTCAGAGGCCATAGTGCCCACCGGGACTCTTGACGACCAATACTTTTACTGGCTGTACAGTCAAGTAGCGGACGTCAAGACCCGGAAAGGCCCTCGTACGTACTGGAATTTACTAAGGAAACTGTTCTGCACCGAGTTTGCTTGGTTCGTTCCGAACGACGACAACAGAGCTGAGGATGGTCGGGAGCTTCGGTTTGAATGGGCGTCATCCGTGGATGTCGATGTGGACAAGCATTGGGCGTCGCTTGGTTGCTCGTTCCTGGAGATGTTGATCGGTCTTTCTCGGAGACTGGAATTCCAGACCGAACAAGATTCTGTGTTTTGGTTCTGGCATCTCATCGGGAACTTGGGGCTTCTGGGTCACAACGACAGAAGTAGATTTCTCGAGCAAGATATTGACGATCGTACCTCCGCAGTTATATGGCGGACGTACGATGCGAACGGTAATGGGGGATTGTTTCCCCTCAGATACACTGACAACGACCAAACCAAGGTCGAAATTTGGCGTCAGCTCAGCGAATATCTCCTACAAGATGGATAAGGGGGCTTAGTGGACTTCTACAACATGCAGGTCGACGAGAAAAAAGACGGAAGTCTTGTTCTCTCCCCCAACTTCATAGTAGGAAAATCCAGAGACCTGATGGTGCGAGGACGTACGTTTTATGCCATCTGGGACGAGGAAGCTGGACTGTGGTCCACCGATGAATACGATGTTGCTCGAATTGTTGATAAGGAAATGCAGGACTACGTCGCGCAGAAGATGCCGAATTCCAATGTCAGCATCATGACGATGAGGAATTTCCGCAGCAAATCCTGGATCAACTACCGTCATCTGATCGCCAACATCAGTGACAATGCTCACCAGCTTGACGAGAGTCTGACCTTCGCGGATCAGAAGGTAAAACGATCGGATTACGTTAGTCGTCGCCTTCCGTACTCGTTGGAACCTGGCGATCACTCATCGTGGGACGAGTTGGTGGGGACACTCTACTCGGTAGAGGAAAGGAGGAAGATCGAGTGGGCAATTGGCTCGATCGTATCCGGGGACTCGAAGAAGATCCAGAAGTTCTTCGTGTTCTACGGGAAACCTGGGAGTGGGAAAGGTACGGTCATATCGATCGTGCAGAAGCTCTTCGAAGGATACACAGCGACCTTCGAAGCGAAGGCGTTGGGTTCCGCGAACAACTCCTTCGCGACCGAGGCGTTCAAGATGAATCCCCTGGTGGCGATTCAACACGATGGCGATCTTTCGAGGATCGACGACAACACTGTATTGAACTCCATCGTGTCGCACGAAGATATGCGAATGAACGAGAAGTACAAACCGAGCTATACAGGCCGTGTGAATGCACTGCTGTTTGTCGGTTCGAACAAACCGGTGAAGATCTCGGACGCCAAATCGGGTATTATTCGTCGTCTGATCGATATTCACCCGACAGGTGTCCTGATTCCCCAGAACCTGTACAACACCCTTATCAGCCGTATTGATTTCGAGCTGGGTGCGATCGCGTATCACTGCCTCGAGGTTTATCGGACTTTGGGTAGAAATTACTACAGTGACTATCGACCAACTGAGATGATGTTCCAGACAGACATTATCTTCAACTTCGTCGAGGCCACGTACGACGTGTTCAAATATCAGGACGGCGCCACGCTAAAACAGGCGTACGAACTGTACAAAGAATACTGCAACACATCAGGAATTGATAAGCCGCTTCCGCAATACAAATTCAGAGAAGAGCTCAAGAACTATTTCAATGAGTTCAAAGATCGGACCGAGATCGATGGACAATCAGTTCGAAACTACTTCTCGGGTTTTAACGCTACGCAATTCAAAACCCCTACCAATATTAAAGAAGAGGTGTTCTCGGTTGTCATCGAGGACAAAGTATCTCTTCTTGACGAACTCTTGGCTGATGAGCTCGCTCAGGAATCGAATGACGCTGGCACGCCGGCGCTACCGTGGGCCAAAGTAACGACCACACTGAAAGAAATTGACACCCACAAGGAACACTATGTTCGTGTTCCGGAACAACATATCGTGATCGATTTTGATCTGAAGGGAGCTAATGGTGGGAAGGCACTCGCCAGGAATCTGGAGGCCGCCTCTCTTTGGCCACCAACGTACGCTGAGCTTTCAAAATCTGGCGAGGGTGTTCACCTTCACTACAATTACGACGGCGATGTCACTCAGCTCTCTCGTCTCTACTCCGAGGGAATTGAAATCAAGGTATTCACTGGAAAGGCTTCGCTCCGTCGGCGACTCACCAAGTGCAATACCGTTCCCGTTGCCACCATCAACAGTGGCCTTCCCATCAAGGAGAAGTCCAAAGTGCTCTCGGCAGATACCGTCCGGAGTGAAAAAGGTCTTCGTGACCTTATCGCGCGCAATTTTCGAAAGGAAATACACCCCGGTACGAAACCATCAATTGATTTTATTGCGAAGATTCTTGAGGACGCATACGCATCCGGCCTTACCTACGACGTTACCGATCTGCGCCCCAAGGTCGTCGCCTTCGCCAACAACAGCACCAACCAAGCCATGGCCTGCCTCAAAGTGGTTCAGCGAATGCGATTCAACTCCGACGAAGTTCCCGGAGGAATTCCCGCGCCGCGTCAGCCATACGAGGACGACCAGGTCATTGCCTTCTTCGACGTCGAAGTGTTCCCCAACCTCTTCGTCGTCTGCTGGAAATATCAAGGTTCTGACAACGTTGTCAGGATGATCAACCCATCTCCGCAAGATATGGAGATGATAATGAAGCTCAAGCTGGTGGGCTTCAACAACCGTAGGTACGACAACCACATCATCTACGGTCGCTACATGGGCTACAACAACCAGCAGCTTTACGAGTTGAGTCAACGACTGATGAACAACAGGAATGGTGCGTCGTTCGCCGCGGCGTACAGCTTGTCGTATACGGACATCTGGGATTTCTCCAGCAAGAAACAGTCTCTCAAGAAGTTCGAGATCGAGCTGGATCTCCCACACATGGAGATGGATCATCCGTGGGATCAGCCAGTTCCAGAAGAACTCTGGCCCAAGGTGGTCGAGTACTGCGTCAACGATGTCAACGCGACTGAGGCTACGTTCGAGGACCGCGAGCAGGACTTCGTCGCTCGGCAGATTCTCGCAGAGCTCAGTGGCTTGACGGTCAATGACCCGACGGCCAAGCACACAGCACAGATCATCTTCGAGGGCGACAGAAATCCACAGTCCTCGTTTATCTACACCGATCTGTCCGAGGAATTTCCCGGTTACGTGTTCGACGCCGGGAAGTCCACGTTCATGGGTGAAGAAGTCGGAGAAGGCGGTTACGTTTACGCCGAACCGGGGATCCACCACAACGTCGCACTATTGGACGTTGCCTCGATGCACCCGACATCGCTCATCAAGCTCAACATGTTCGGCGACAGGTACACGCAGAACTTCAAGGGTCTGATGGACGCCAGACTGGCGATCAAACATCAGGACTACACGTCTGCTCGAAAGATGCTGGACGGGAAGCTGGAACCGTACCTGAAAGACGAAGGCACAGCCAAGGCTCTCTCGTATGCGTTGAAGATCGTGATCAACATCGTGTACGGATTGACCTCGGCCACGTTCGACAGCCCATTCCGTGACAAGCGGAACAAGGACAACATCGCTGCCAAGCGTGGTGCGTTGTTCATGATCCAGCTCAAGCAGTATGTTCAGGACATGGGCTACAAGGTCGTACACATCAAAACGGACTCAATTAAGATCGCCGATGCTGATGACGAGATCATCGACTTGGTGTTCGAGTACGGCGAGAAGTACGGCTACACCTTCGAACACGAGAGCACATATCAGAAGTTCTGTCTCGTGAACGATGCGGTGTACATCGCGAAGACCAGCAATGGGAATGACGTCGACTGGACGGCTGTCGGAACTCAGTTCAAGGTTCCGTACGTTTTCAAGACGTTATTCTCGGGTGACGTGATTCTGCGGCAGGATCTGGCCGAGACCAAGCAGGTCGCCAAAGGTCACATGGTGTTGAACTTCCCTACCGGGCCACACTTCGTGGGTAGGACGGGCAGGTTCGTACCGGTCACCGAATCTTCGGGCATTGGCGGACAACTGGTCCGTAAGTTCGAGGACAAGGAATACGCCGTCGCCGGCACCAAGGGTTATTGGTGGATCGAGTCCGACATGGCCAAACACATGGGTGTCGACATCGAGATCGACCACAGCTACTTCGAGAAGCTGGTCGATGAAGCCAAGGCAACCATCGAGAAATTCGGATCATTCGAGGAGTTCGTGTCATGACAACTCGATGGGTGGAACTGCGCTTCGACGGAAAACTCGTCGGTAAAGCGCAAATCAAGCTCGAAGAAGGATCCACAAACTACGAAATCATCCGCGTCTTGATCGAGGATCCGGAAGCCAACAAAGAGTTGTTCTCGGTGGATTACTCTCAATTCAGTCTCACATCCGCCGAGACATTCAGCTTGGACAAGGAGTAACACATGAAGCAGGTTCGTCTCATCGTAGGCGAGGGAGCGAACAAGGTCGAGGTCGGCACCGCGAAGATCGAGCAGGTCCCCAACGGAAACCCGGTGATCGAGATGACCGTCACCTACGCCGGCATCATCAAGATGCTCGGCGGCAACCAGGTCAAGGGGACCATCACCAAGATCACGGAGGAGGAGCCCGATGCCGGCAGCTGAGGACAGGCAGGCAAAAGCCCTGGAGGGCATCTACTACGAACTGCGGAAGATGGTCAAGATCCACGAGACGCTGAACGTCAACCTGGTCAGCGCCATCAAGATGTTCGAGGACTTCACCGCGCTTCTCGAGACGGTGGAGACCGAGGCAAAAGAAGGGCCATCGTTGGCGCAGGTGGCCGGCGTGAAGTACGTCCCCGAGATCGACGACGAATACCCCAAGGAGGACGACCGTGAGTCAACCACGTGACAACGACGCGGTCGAGGTTCACGATCTCATCGCGGACATCAACACACTGCAGGGCGACGCGGGACGCGAGACCACCATCACACAGTCGGACGACTGATGGACAAACAAGGATCAAGTTCGGAAGAAGAGGAACTCCGACAAGAAGTCGAAGACCTGGTCGTCGAAGGTGACGTTGACTGGGAGGAAGACTGATGGCGAAGAACGATCGCAACATAACGCTCGAAGACATCACAATCGCGTTTCGCAACTTCGCCGGCAAGGAGGACATGTACAACCGTCAGGGTGATCGGAACTTCGCGATCATTCTGTCCCCGGAAGAAGCGGACAAAATGCTCCGGGACGGTTGGAATGTCAAGTACCTCCGACCCAGGGATGAGGGCGACGAACCACAGCCTTACATCCAGGTGGCGGTCTCGTACAAGAACAGGCCACCGAAGATCTGCATGGTCACTTCGAAGAGCATGACCTACCTCACCGAGGACGAGGTGGAGATGCTCGACTGGGTGGACATCGAGACGGCCGACTGCACGCTGAATCCGTACGACTGGAGCGTCAATGGAAAAGCCGGCACAAAGGCGTATCTGCAGGCTCTCTACGTCAAGATCGAGGAGGACTACTTGCAGGCCAAGTGGACCGCCTTCGTGGAGGACAACAAGAAGGACCAGCGTGCTCTCGAGGCGTCATCTGACGATCCCATGATCGTCGAGGGCGAATACGAGCTGACCTGATGTCCGAAGAGGCGAGGATGCTCACGCCGCTCAATGCGGATGAGATCGCCGAATGGTGTGGTGGTCGAGCCGTGATGCAGCACAATGCGCTGGAGCATGACTTGACCACCCCCGGCGTCAACGTTCTTGTGGGCGGCGAAGTGAAACGCGCACAGGTCGGCGACACGGTGATTCGTGGGCACGACGGAACATTTCGAATTGACAGGGGTACGAAAGAAGGTAGCTAGAATGATCGAAGTCGGCGACTGGGTCAGAGTTACTCTTGGAGGCTGGGCTGGCTGTACCGGCTTCGTCAAACGTGTCAGCGAAGAAAAAATGATGTCTCAGGTAGAGTTCATCGAGGATGATGAAACCTGCTGGTTTTACAATTACAAGCTCGTGAAGTTCAATCCGAGAAGAGGAACGATGGAAACCAAGCAGTACACCCGCAGGCCCTTCCCCGTCGCCGCGGTCCAGGTGACCCTGCAGAACATCGAGGAGGTCGCCGAGTGGTGCAAGGGCACCATCGAGCAGGTGCCGACGAAGATGATGGGGACCACCACCGACCTGCCGGTCATCCGCCTCAAGGGCCAGGGCGAGAACCGCGGCAAGGACTTCGTGGCGGCGCTGGGCTGCTGGGTCGTGGAGCTCAAGGGCAGCTTCCGGTCCTACAAGCCCGCCCAGTTCGAGGCCTCGTTCGAGGAGCTCACCCCCTGGGAAACCGAGGTCGTCCCGGGTTCCGAGCAGCTGACTGTGTCGAGCCCGGAGAACCTGCGTGTGCAGGATCTCGACGTGGTCGTCAGCGACCAGCAGCCGGAGGGTACTTTCGCGGTCGTGCCCCCCGAGGCACTGGAGATCGCCGAGAAGGACCCCCAGACCTACATGAAGCTGGTGTAGTGCACCTTCTTCTGCGGCTCGCACGCGGAGCGGCCATCGGGGTGGTGAGTATGTACGCACTTGAGCACGTGGCTCGGCGGACTGCTATGGCCACCCTGATGGCCCTGCATGAAAGCACAACTCACAAAGAAGGACACATGAAGACGTTCAACGCCGAATCTCTCAACCTGTCCCACCTGAACCCCCACTGGGTTCGATACGACCCCAAGAACATCCGAACCCAGGCCATCCAGGTGACGCCACAGAACATCGGCAAACTCTCGCTCGAGTTCGAGGAGGAGATCTTCTACGACGCGCAGGGGCGACCGTACTTCTACTTCAGTGCCGATCGTTTCGAGAACGGCAGCGCCGAGGTTCGCGACCCGAGTGAGGTGTTCGTTCGGCTGATGGACTGGATCGTTCCTCTTCGTGGAGAAATCCACGTCTATCGGGACGGTCTGTTCCAGCACACCTTCGAATTCGAGAACTCCAGTGCACACAGTCGGGCTCTGCGTGACATCAGCGGTATGCCCGCGGTCGCTCAGATGACCTATGCGGACGGCAGTTTCGAGAAGACCTTCAGCGTGGGCGACCACGTTCAGATCGAAGACACGGGTGATTACGGCAAGGTGGTCGTGGAGAACGTGGACCGCGGGGACGGCACCGCGGGTTACGAGGTCGAACTGGACAACACGGGTCAGAAGTACGTGTTCGGCGCCGCAGAGCTGCAGCTCGATCAGTACGCCATCAATTCAGGAAACTTGCCCAGAACGGACGCCTAATGGCGAAGAAACCGCCTTTGCTCGAATGCCCCAACTTCAGCACGTGTAGCACGTATGTTCCCGCAAACAAGCGGGGGCAAGAGCACGTCTACAACGTGTGGAATCCCGCCAAACAAGAGATGGACAGGATGATCTGTTCTGGCGGCTGAAAGAACTCCGGAAGACGTCAAGGAACAAGGTATCGGAACGACCCCCAGGTTCCGAGATATGGGAGACGTCGCGCAGGTAAGGGGTTAGGCCTGCACCCAATGCATATACTCAAGAAAGCGAGATCACTTATGGCGAACAACTCGATGGTGACGTTGATCAGTTACTTCCAGTCCGACTACAAGTCGGTGACTCTGGAGGAATTCCAGCAGTTCTGGAACTCGTTGTCGTTCGAGGAAAAGATGTACTTCGTCACGGTAGATCTCCAGACGGGCTTGATGCCCACCGAGTAACTGGAGGAACAATGCCTGGGCCGGTCGTATTCACGGAAAAATGCTGCCAGTATTGTGGCAAAATCAACTGGGACAGCGACACCGGTGGGTACGGCGAGGACTGCATCGCCGAAGGTCGCGAAGGAAAGAAGTGCGACACGAACGGTGAAGTCCGAAAGTGGGACGCGAACAACCATCGCGTCTACTGAGCTTCCACGTCGGCGAGAGGAGGTGAGCCTATGAGGAACATCCTCAACCGTGAGTGGTGAATTTATCCGGCTAGGCCGGCGATAGACCTCCAATCGGTTACCGAGTGCCATTTGTCACAGGAAATTCGTGCCCCCGCCGAAGCAAATGGATACAACACTCAAGGGCTGTGATGCGCCGATTGGTCGGGTGAGCCAGGGGTCCTACGGGGCTCCTGGCTTTACCTGGATTATCTTTATGAAAAGGAGAGATACATGGCAGGCGCAATGCACGTTCACACGGTGATCATCACGATCCACACGAGCACGGGGTCGGTGACCACCACGACAAAGACCACCTGCAACTGCGATGAGGGATCGGATCACACCACTACGAACGAGATTGGGAAGAAGCCGTGACAAATCAAGGTCCGTTCTTTGATAAGCCACGAGTTCGAATGATCGCTTCGGGAGCTACCGGCACGGTCGAGGAAATCTCCGATGACGGTTCCATTTGGGTGTACGTGGATGAACTGGGTGAAGTTCTGGAATACAAAGAATGGGAATTGGAGCGCTTGCGGTGAGAATAGATCGAGCGTACGCATTGTTGTGTCCGAACGGAGCATGCCACATCGTTCTGTTCTGGAACAATCTCGTCACCAAAGGATTGTGTCCGTTTTGCGACACGCTAGGAGATCGAATTGCCGGAGCTAAGGCCTCACCAGAAGATCGCGTTATCGAATTTGAAGTCCGGGAAGATCCTGTGGGGCGGTGTCGGTTCTGGCAAGAGCATGGTTGCGGCCGCTCACTATGTCCAGGAATACAGCAACCGGGACGTCTATGTGATCACGACGGCCAAGAAGAGGGACAGTCTGGACTGGCAAAGAGAATTCGCACGCTTCGGGGTGGGGACGAATACCTATGATACGGTTGCCGGAGTCCTTCGAATCGATAGCTGGAACAACATCCATAAGTATGGAGATGTCCGGGACGCCTTCTTTATCTTTGATGAGCAACGTCTTGTTGGTAGTGGTGGATGGGTCAAGGCATTTCTACGTATTGCCAGAGGAAACGCTTGGATTGTCCTTTCAGCGACACCCGGAGATTCGTGGCTGGATTACGTCCCTGTGTTCATCGCGAATGGTTACTACAAGAACCGGACGGAGTTTAAGGCGCGTCATGTCGTGTATAAGTCGTATACGAAATTCCCCGCGGTAGATCACTACCTCGAGCAGGGGAAACTTCTCAAGTTACGGCAGCAGATACTGGTCCACATGCCGTACGAACGACTCACGACCCGACACACCATCGCAATTCCGGTTGAACACGACGAAGAGAAGATGCGTGTGGTGATGAAGAATCGGTGGAATCCTTGGGAGGAACGACCGATTCGCAACGCTGCCGAGCTGTTCTCCTTGATGCGTAGGGTCGTCAACAGTGACCCTAGTCGGCTCGAAGCGTTGAAACGAAAGATAGAAAAACACCCCCGCCTCATAGTTTTCTACAACTTCGACTACGAGTTGCAGATCTTGAGGACGATTGAGGGACTTCCGGTTCGCGAATGGAATGGGCATAAACACGACGAAATTCCCGATACTGAGCGATGGTTGTATCTTGTGCAGTACACCGCCGGAGCTGAGGGTTGGGAGTGTATTACGACGAATGCGACATTCTTCTGGTCGCAGAACTACTCGTATAAGCTCATGGAACAGTCGTACGGTAGGATCGATCGACTGAATACGCCGTTTGGCAACCTGTTTTACTACGTCCCGATGAGCAAAGCATGGATCGATCAGGCCATCCGGCAAGCCTATGTGGAGAAGAGAAGCTTCAATGAGTCCGAATTGCCCGACTTTTAGAGTTTGCCAAGATTTTGCCAAGATTAGATGTTGATCTTAAAACGGGGTTTGACCTGCAGTTATAGGGTAAAAATCCTTGCCTAGAAAAATCTCAAAAATAACTTGTAATAAAGTTTTAGGTAATGTCTATATAGACAATAGGTAAACGAAATAGAAAAGTTTTTTTTCGAAAAAATCTTGGCAAAGTTAGGAGGCCGATATGGAGGAGTGGCTGCCCTTACCCGGGTACCCAGGCTACGAAGCGAGCGACCTAGGGAGGATACGGAATAGTTCCACCAATACAATTCTCGCCGTCTCAAGAACCGGCGACGCTCGACCGGCTGTGAAACTGATGTTGGGGCGTACACAAGTCCAGCGGGGTTTGTCTCTACTCATTTGTAAGACGTTCCTAGAGTTCCCGCGTCCCGGGTTCAACACCCCCATTCATTTGGACGGCGACTTGACGAACTGTCGAGCATCCAATCTTGTGTGGCGACCCCGATGGTTTGCTATTCAGCACACGTCCCAGTTCTATAAAGATCTGGGTGAGACCAGTGCTGTGCGCAATCTCAATACTCGAGTAGTGTACGAAGACGTGTGGGCTGTAGTCTTCGCTTTCGGTGTCCTGTACAACGATGTTGTTCTCTCCATCGTCAACAAAACCTATGTTTTCCCTGTGATGCACTGTTTTGAATGGGTTGATCCCGACTAGACAATATCTCGCAGGAAAAACATGGATTATAATAGAAGGGACAGAATGTGTTTTCATACATCTGTTTAGTTTTATGCGGTGATCGACTTGGGTAAACTGGAGCGTGACTACCAAGCTGGACTGATCAAACGAATCGAGGCTCGCTTTCCCGGGTGTCTCGTCTTGAAAAACGACGAGCAATACATACAGGGAATTCCTGATCTGACAGTTCTGCATGGTCGACGTTACGCATTGCTGGAAGTCAAGAAGAGTCTGGAAGACATCTTCAAGCAAACTCAACCAAACCAGGTGTACTATGTAACGACCATCGTACACATGGGCGGTATCGCGGATTTCATTTGTCCCGAGAACGAAGTCGAGGTGCTAGATGCGATTCAGAGAGCATTCGAATCTTAGTGGCAGCCATGCTCTTCTGAGTCCCAGCAGCTATCATTGGGTGAACTACGACGAAGACAGGCTCGACACAAAAGTCACTACGGCGTTTGCCGCTAAGCGTGGTAGCGATTTGCATGATCTCGCCCAGCGAATGATCACTTTGGGTGTCAAACTTCCGGAATCTAGCGCTACGTTGAATCAATACGTCAATGACGCGATCGGATTTCGAATGAAGCCTGAGCAAACGTTGTACTATTCTGCCAACTGCTATGGTACAACAGATACGATCGCCTTCCGTAGAAACTTCCTCCGAATTCACGATCTCAAAACAGGCGTCACCCCTACCAAAGTTACTCAGCTAGAAGTGTATGGGGCTTTGTTCTGTCTCGAGTACGGATTCAAACCAATCGACATCGGTATGGAATTTCGCATTTACCAGAATGATGAGGTTCAGATCTTCGAGGGCGATCCTCTTACGGTCACGAACATCATGGATAAGATTGTGGTATTTGACCGTCGCATCGAAGAGCTTAGGATGGAGGCTTACGGATGACGATCATTCCCGAGGAAAACTATCTCGCTCACTACGGAATCCTTCGTAAGTCGGGGAGATATCCTTGGGGCTCTGGTGGTCCTGAGAAGGCCAGTAACAAGAGCTTCTTGGGCTACGTAGCCCAACTACAACAGCAGGGTTTGACCGAAGCACAGATCGCTGAAGGTTTGGGTATCAACACCACACAACTTCGAGCAGCAAAATCAATTGCACGAAATGAAGAACGACAAAACGACATCAACACGGCTACCCGTCTCAAAGACAAGGGTGTGTCGGTCGTTGCTATCGCAGAAAAGATGGGTAAGCCTGAAGCCACTGTGCGTTCATTGCTTGCGCCTGGTGTCAAGGACAAAGCAGACATCTTGATGAGCACGAGTAACATGCTCAGGCAACAAGTAGCGGACAAGAAATACATCGACATTGGTACTGGTGTCGAGAATCAGCTTGGTATCAGTCAGACCAAACTGTCTACTGCCGTTGCGGTTCTTCAGGAAGAGGGATACAAAATCCACTACCTGAAAGTACAGCAGCTTGGTACGGGAAAGCAAACGACTGTCAAAGTTCTCACAGCACCTGATGTAGAGTACTCCGAGGTTTCGAAGAATCGTGCAAACATCAGACAAATTCAGTCATACTCTGAAGATGGTGGCCGCTCGTATTTGGGGATCCAAACGCCGCTCTCGATCAGTAGTAAACGGGTCGCGGTTCGTTACGCTGAAGACGGTGGCGCTGATTCAGACGGCGTTATACATGTTCGACCTGGGGTTCCTGATGTCAACCTTGGCGGTGCTCGATATGCTCAGGTTCGAATCGCAGTTGATGGTAGTCACTACCTTAAAGGTATGGCTATGTACAAGGACGATCTGCCGCCTGGCGTGGATCTCGTCTTCAACACGAATAAGAAGAGCACGGGCAACAAGCTCGACGCGATGAAGGCAATGAAAGACGATCCCGACAACCCGTTCGGAGCTGTCGTTCGTCAAATGACCGATCCCAAAACGGGAAAGGTCAAATCAGCAATGAACATCGTGAATGAAGAAGGCGACTGGGATCGCTGGTCAAAGAATCTTTCTTCTCAGATGTTGTCCAAGCAGTCGCCAAAGTTGGCTAAACAGCAACTGGACATGACATACGAAAGAAAGCAGCGCGAATTCGACGACATCATGGCGTTGACTAATCCTGCTGTGAGAAAGAAATTGTTGGAGTCTTACTCCGACGATGTGGATTCTGCAGCCGTTCATCTGAAAGCTGCTGCACTTCCACGTCAACGATCGAATGTCATTCTTCCTATCAACTCGCTGAGCGAGAATGAAATCTATGCTCCGAACTTCAGAGATGGAGAACGAGTTGCTCTTATCCGCTACCCCCATGGTGGTGTGTTTGAGATTCCAGAATTGACGGTCAACAACCGTCATCCTCAAGCACGTCGTGCATTGGGGAATGCTCAAGATGCAGTCGGTATCAACTCGAAGGTGGCAGAGAGACTGTCAGGCGCAGACTTCGATGGCGATACTGTTCTGGTAATTCCCAATAACAAACGCCAAGTGAAGACCTCCCCTGCGTTGGACGGTCTGAAGGGGTTCGATCCGCAGCGTTCGTATCCAGCATATGAGGGTATGAAAGTTATGACGGCTAGAACCAAAGCAATTCAAATGGGTGAGGTATCAAACCTTATCACCGACATGACGATTCATGGCGCGACCCATCAAGAGCTGGCTCGTGCAGTTCGTCATTCAATGGTTGTTATCGATGCTGAAAAGCACAAACTGAATTGGAAACAATCAGCCATCGACAATGGGATTGCTCAGCTCAAAGCCAAGTATCAAGGCGGCTCGCGAGCTGGTGCATCTACGTTAATCTCTAGGGCTAGAGCTCAGGCAAACGTACCTGAAAGGAAGCCCCGTCCTGCTGCGGAAGGTGGCGCAGTAGATAAAACTACGGGAAGAAAGGTCTTCGTCCCCACAGGCGCTTCGTATGTGGATGACAGAGGTCGCACTGTAGTACGTACAATCAAATCAAAGAGGTTAGCCGAAACGGATGATGCTCATACCCTTTCTTCTGGTACTCCCATTGAGAAGGTATATGCCGATCATTCGAATAGATTGAAAGATCTGGCTAACAAAGCTCGGCGCATTGCGGTAAACACCAAGCCAACGCCTTACAGTCCAGCTGCAAAGAAGGCTTACGCGAAAGAAGTTTCTACCCTCCAGGCTAAATTAAACATAGCCCAACGAAACAAGCCCCTTGAAAGGCAGGCCCAGCTTCTAGCAAACGCCATAGTCCGGGCAAAGCAGGACGCTAATCCAGACATGGAGAAGTCTGATCTGAAGAAGATTCAGGGATTAGCATTAGCAGAGGCACGCGCCCGAACAGGCGCCGGCAAGCAGCGAATTCAGATCTCCCCCCAAGAATGGGCGGCCATTCAAGCAGGCGCCATTAGCAACAACACCTTGTCCAACATCTTAGCCAATGCAGATCTAGACCTGGTCAAAGAACTGGCAACACCCAGGACCAAGATCATGATGACGGATGCCAAGACTACACGTGCTAAGTCCATGCTTGCAGCAGGCTACACCCAGGCTGAGATAGCCGATGCTATTGGTGTATCCCTCAGTACTCTGAAAGAAGCCCTATAGAAAGGGGGTTAGTGATGGCACTGCACATGTTAACAACAATAGACAACCCCTACGATCCATTCATGCAGTACGATGAATGGTTACAGTTCGATGAGAGTTCTGGTTACAACACAACGCAGTACCTAGCCCGCCTGACCCTCTCCTCGGACAGTCTGTCTGATGTTGATCAATCGAATGCGATAGAGACCGCGATAGATGAGATCATTCGCGAGAACATCAATGGAATGTACAGAAAAGTGGCAGCTCCACCTGAGTACAGGGAAGATGTCGTAGCCTGATCGAAAATATAATTTCATATAGGGGGAGGGGGGTCTCGCAATTCAGACACCCCCTCTGCAT